CAGAGTGCCGGCGGTGAGGGGACGAGGCGACGCAGCGAGAGGCGCTAGTCAGACGACTCGGCGTGAGCTGCTTGGGACATCACGGACGAGATCCGTGGTGACCGGGCGCCACGCCGTTCCTGTTTCTGCTGCCCGGTCACCTCCACAAGCCGATGGAGGGTACGGGCATGCCTGTCGCAGTCAGCGGCCGAATGAAGGTTCTCCAGGAGAGGCAGAAGACACTCGCGGCCGAGGGCCGCAAGCTCGCCGAGATCGCCGCCGACCAGCGCACCGACGAGCAGAAGGCCCGCCTCGCCGCCATCACCGGCGACGGGGGCGACCTGGACCGCGTCGTCGGGGAGATCGAGGCCGAGAAGAAGCTCATCGCGGCGGAACGCGCCGAGATCCTCGACGTCACGGACCTGGCCGCGGCCAAGCCCTGGGCCTCGTTCGGCGAGCAGCTCATGGCCATCGCCCACGCCGGCATGCCGGGCGGGCGGATCGACCCGCGACTGTATGCCGGCCCCTCCGGCGCCTCGACGCAGAGCGGCGCGGACGGAGGCTTTCTCATCGCGAAGGATCGCTCCCTGGCCCTGCTCGAGGGCGGCATCGCCGAGGCGGTCCTGGCACCCCGATGCTTCCGCATCCCGATCGGCGAGAACAGCGATGGGGTCGAGGCCCCGATGATCGACGAGACCAGCCGGGCCAACGGCTCGCGGTGGGGCGGCGTGCGCATCTACCGCAAGGCCGAGGCCGACGCCGTCACGGCCACCAAGCCGAAGTTCGGTCTGTTCGACCTCCGGCTCGAGGATCTGATGGGCCTGGCCTACGCGACCGACCGGCTTCTGCAGGACGCGGTGGCCCTCGAGCGGATCTTCACGCAGGCGTTCACCGAGGAATTCGCCTTCAAGATCGACGACGAGATCGTGCGCGGCTCCGGTGTCGGCGAGTGCCTCGGGTTGCTCAACGCCGGCGCGACCGTCAGCGTGCCCAAGGAGACGAATCAGGCGGCGGCGACGGTCGTCACCTCCAACCTCTCGAAGATGTGGGCCCGCATGCCCGCGCGCTTCAAGCGGGGCGCCGCGTGGTTCATGAACGTCGACGTCGAGCCCCAGCTCGATGAGCTGGCGACGCCGGTCGGCACGGGGGGAATCCCCTGCCCCTTCGTCCGGTGGAGCGGCGACGGGACCTCGCTCACGATCAAGGGGCGGCCCGTCCTCCCGATCGAGCAGTGCGAGTCGCTCGGGACGGTCGGCGACCTCATCCTGGCGGACCTCGGCCAGTACGTCCTGATCGACAAAGGCGGTCTCCAGTCCGACGTCTCGATCCACGTCCGGTTCATCTACAACGAGCGGACCTTCCGCTGGGTCAGCAGGATCAACGGCCGGCCGAAGTGGAACAGCGCGCTGACACCGTACAAGGGCACGGGCAACACGCAGTCGCCGTTCATCACGCTCGCGACGCGGGCGTAAGCGGCCCAAGGGGAGGAACGACCGATGAAGCGACAAATCATCAGCGGGGCCGCCGCACTGGGGTCGCTCGCACAGCTCGACAACTCCATCAGCGCCGCGATCGTGCACGCCCGGGCGGCCGGCCTTTCGTGGCGCGACGCCCTGCGTATCGCGCGCCGACCGATCGCGGGCGGGTCCGGAGCCGGCCCGTTTCTTTCCGAGGACTGCGCGATCTCGCTCCTCGAGACCGCCGATATCGGCGGCACGAATGCCTCGACGTCCTGGGTGCCGATGGCCGGGTATGATCGCGTCTTCGCCTACGTCGAGATCGGTACCTGGAACTCCACCGATGATCTCGACGAATGCCGGCTCCAGCAGGGGCAGACCGTGTCGGGGACGAACGCCAAGGACCTCACGTCGGACGCCAGCGGCGCCGACTACGACACGGACAACCCCGTCGACGCCGATGGTGACTTCGTCATCCTGGAAGCTCGCGCCGAGGATCTGGACGTGGCGAACGCGTTCGACCATGTGCGTCTCTACGTGGCGGAGGCCGGCAATACCGGCGTCGACAACGTGACGGGCTTCCTGCTGCGCTACGGCGCCCAGGCGAAGCGCGCGCAGAAGAACGGCGCCGCAGTGACCGGCTCCAAGGTCTACGTCCGGCCGAGCTGATGATGCGGGGCGGCTCGCTCTGACGGGCCGCCCCTCGACAGCGCAACAGGCGCCCGAGTGTCCCGCGAGTCGGGGCGCACTGGAGGGATGAGCGATGCCAGCCGCAAACGTCAAGTCTCGGTGGGTCAGCGGCAACCTGGTGTTCTACGACGCCGACGGGGTCGTCGTCGGCCACGTCGGCAAGGGCAACGTTCCGGTCACCCTCCGGACACGGAAAACAATCGCCGCAGTGAACGCCGGCGTCGAGTTGCTCCCGGCGATCCCCGGCATGAAGTGGCGGATGATCGACGCCGCCATGATCGCCGTGGGCGGCGCCGTCACGACCGTCACGACCATCGACATCCTCGCCACGCAGGCGACGAGCTCCGTGAAGCTGGTCGCCGGTGCCCAGGCGTCGATGACCCAGAGCGCGGTGCTCCACGCGGGCGCGTCGGGCGCGGCCGTGCTGGCCGATGGAGCATCCTTCGCGGCGAACGACGCGAACACGGCGATCACCGCCAACATCACGGGCAGCGCAGCCACCGTGGTGACCGACATCGACTTCATCCTGACCTTCGCCCTCGACGCGGCGTAGAGGAGGCACGCAATGGCCACCGAAGTCGTGCAGGTCCACGGACAGGTTCGCGCGACGGCCGTCAACGCGCAGGCGCAGATCCCGCTGAACGAGCGCGGCGAGCAGCTCGTCGCCTCGGGGCTCCCGCGCGGCGCCGAGTTGGTGCGCCAGGGCAAGGCGTGGGCGACGATGAGCACCTCGGCCGTCGCGGGGCTCGTGGTCCGTCCCACGACCACCGCCGCGTTCGAGATCTTCAACGCCTACCCGGGCGGGACGAAGAGTCTCATCATCGACCGCCTGTTCTTCTTCAACCTCGTCTCGACGAACGTGATCGAGGGTTTCAGCGGCTGGGCGGCCGTCACGGCGCCGAAAGCCGCAGTGACGAGCGGCTCCTTCGTGGTGCGCGGCGCCTCCGGGAAGGCGTACAACGGCCCGGTCATCGCCGCGGCGTCCACGACCGTGCTCGATTCCGGCTGGTTCCCCTGGACGGCCGCCTACCAGAAGGGCGCGGGCGGGGTGGTGCCCTTCGGCGCCGTCCTCGCCGAGGTGGACGGCCGGCTCATCGTGCCGCCGCAGTGCTCGCTCTGCCTGCACGTCGTCTCGTCGCTGGTCGGGCAGACGTTCACCCAGGGCGCCTCCTGGTACGAGGAGCAGCTCACGATCGAGTGAGCGTGAGCCCATGCCCCTGCGCCTCATCACCGCGCCCACCGAGGAGCCGGTCACCCTCGCGGAGACCAAGGCGTCCCTGCGCGTCACGACGTCGGACGACGACGCGCTGCTCGCCTCCCTCGTCACGGCCGCGCGCGAGCAGCTCGACGGCCCCGAGGGGCTCTGCGGCGCCCTCCTGACCCAGACGTGGGAGCTCCTGCTCGACGCCTTTCCATCCGGGGCGATCGCGATGCCGCTGGCGCCACTCCAGTCGGTCACGAGCGTGCAATACCTCGACACGGCCGGCGTCCAGCAGACGCTCGCGGCGTCCGTCTACGTGGTCGACCCGGACTCCAAGCCGGGCCGGATCACGCTCGCCTACGCGGAGAGCTGGCCGAGCACGCGGAGTATCGAGAACGCCGTGACGATCCGCTTCGTCGCCGGCTATGGCGCGCCCGACGCGGTCCCCGGGCGCCTGCGGACCGCGCTCATGCGGCTCGTGCAGAACGACTACGACCACGTGGGCGCGCCCGATCTCCACGCCGCGATGAAGAAGGCGATCCTCGACGGCCTCTGGGATTATCGGTGGGCGTGAACGCGAGCGATCTCCGCGAGACGATCACGCTCCAGCGCCTCAACCACACGACGATGGTGTGGGCGGACTTCGCCCAGACGCCGACCGTGCGCGCCGCCGTCGAGCCTCAGGGCGAGGAGCGTTACCGCCTGCGCCTCCGCTACCGCGCGGACCTCCGCGGCAAGGCCGACCTGGCCCCAGCCGTGCGCGTCCTCTGGGGCGATCTCACGCTGGTCGTGGACGATGTCGCTGAGTTCGACTGGCACCGCGAAGTGCATCTCACCGCCCACCAGGTGCTCGTCGCAACCGAGCACTTGGAGACGGGCGCAAGGAGGGTCCAGGCATGGCCCTGATGACGAGGCTCCTCACGTGCGCGCTGGTCGCGCTCTTGCTGGCGACACCGGCGCAGGCGGCGCTCACCACCAAGTTGATCATCTCCGTCGTCGCGACCGAGACGGCCACGGCCGATCTCGCGACGCCCTCGGCGGTCGTCGCGCAGAAATTCGAGTACACCTGGGCCTCGGGCACGGGC